TATATTTAAATCTTGCTCCATACTTATTCAACTCTGATGAATTTGAATAAGAAATAATATTGTTTAAGACAGTAGTTCTCAAATCATTTGGAGATAGTGTTTGATTTGTATTATAGTAAACTGTTGAGTTAGTCTCAACATAAAGATATTTTAAGTCGAGAATTTCTGGAACAATTCCAGCAACACTATATTGCTTTAATGATTTTTTGATATTTTCTTTTACTAAATTTGAGATAAATTCTCCATTGATTGGTTTAATACTAATAAAAACTTTTCCATATTTTGGAGGAACTAACTCTTCACCTCCAAATACTGAAACTGATTCTGCTTCTGGAAAAATGGAAGGAATAATAGTCTCATAGTCTAAAGCAGTCACTGCTCGATTTTGTGATGAATATTTGCGAGGTGCATATTTACGAATTGAATCCACGGATTCAATTTCTCTTCCGTTTTGGGAAATTGAATTAGTAGTAATTAAAGAGAATCCACTTGTAACTACTAAACCATTATTATCTAAAAGTCTTCCATTAAAATTAAATGAAGAAATTCCATTTGCATCTGGTCCATTAGTGACATTATAATAAACTTCAATGAAATTTAAGTTGTTTAATTTCTCTCCGAAAATTCCATCTCCGAAAATTAGTTCATATCTTTGGTCTTCGATTTCTTGTATAAAAAAGACTTTTGAATTAGAATTTATATTAAATAAATTTTTTGCTAAAGTAAATTGATTTCGAATTGTGCTTGCTTGAGTGTCACGAACGAAGACTGAAATGGAATCAATATCAATGTTTGAGTTGTTTAAAATAAATCTTTGATTTTTATTATTTGCATTGACTGTGAAGTTATTCAGAATTAAAGAACCTTCATAAATATCGACACTATCAAAAAATGCGATTCCATCTACTACAGGAACTGTGATATCTTGAGGAATAATAAAAGAAAAACTTTGCCCATTAAATGAACTTGAAGATGTACATACTACTCCACTCTTCAGAGTAATTGTAATGGGTCTTGTAATAAATGTAGAAGTATCTACAAAGAATGAAATATTTGCTTTTGCTGCAGATTTAGAAGTTGGAACATATCCAATATTTCTTGCAAGAGAAACTATGTTCTCACGAAGAGTTGCACTATCAATAAAAACTTCATTACTCAGCATATTTGCATTGTAAGAAGTAATATAGGTATTATATGCTAATACATCCAGTATCATTGAAAGATTTGATCCATTAAAATCATAATCCGTAAAGTTTGAGTTTGCTCTCAAATACTCACGAATTGAAGTTTTAATTTGATCGAAATCTAAATTTGTAAAGTTAACTAATGCCATTTATCGGGTTGGCTGAAGTGCAAATGATAATTGCTGAGGAAGAACGTCAATTCCCACAATACGATATTGAATTTTTACATCATATTCATTTGAATCATAATTTGGAGTTGCGGTCACATTGATCAAACGAACTCTAGGTTCATAGTTATTAATAGTATTTCTAATTTGGTCTTGAATTGATGATGCAGAAAGTTCATCTAAGTTTTCAAATAAAGAATTAGAAATTTCCGAACCAAGATTTTGACTAAAGAATCTTTCTCCTGGAAGAGTTAAAACTAAATTCCGAATTGAACGAGCAATTGCAGTTTCATTTTGAATTGCAATCAAATCATTATTCAATGAATTGATTTGAAAACTCATACTAATATCTTTGAATTTTTTTTCAACTCTTTCCAGTGGCATTGAATTTGAATATACTTATCAATTATTTATTCGCACTTTCATATAGAGGTTCAGTTCCATATTCCCAATCATCATAATCAGTATCATTGCGAATTTTTGAATGTAATTCATTTTGCATATCGAAGTTATGCTTTTTAGGAAGAAACTCATCATTCACAATTTCACGAAGCATTTTTGGATCTTTTTTGTAAACTCTTGTTTCCCATCCATATTCAGTTGAGAGAAATTCAGTTCCCCATTGTTCTTTCATATAGTTTTTGTCTGTATCTACTTTTTTGGTCATTGTTTTAAAGTTCTAGAGAAAGTATAGAACTTTTTATGAGGTTTCTATCTCATTACTATCTAGTCTTGATTTTCTAAATAATAGTAATATATTGTTATACGATGAAAACGTTTAAGCAGTTTATGTCAGAGGCAAAGGCACCCAAGACTGATGCATTAGAGACAATTCAAAGAAATACAAAAAGAGCAACTCCAGGAATGAAATATGTGATTCATACTACAAATACTGACGATATTCGTGTGGATAATATTGAGGTTCCAAAGAATCAAAGAAGTAAAGGTATTGCCACAAGAGCATTTAAAGGACTTCATAACTATGCAAATAAAATCAATAAAAATGTCTCTCTGACTCCAGTTGCACAAGATAAAAATAATCAAGAAAGATTAGAAAAATACTATAAGAAATTAGGTTATCGTAAACGCAAAAAATCTGATAAAATTGCAGGTGCAGACACTATGATTCGTCGTCCGAACTCATAATTTCATCATAGTATTCTTTACTCCAGAATGAGTAGTATTTGGTTTTCTTTAGAATCTCACGAAACTTTCTAAGTTTATTCTTTGGTTGACCTAAAATTAAATTATATTTTCCATTATTTGTTTGAACTTCATTTAGATAAGTATCATAAGAAGCACAGTCTTCAAAGAATAACCAATCTGAATATTTTTGATTATATTTTTTTACCCATTCATTAATGACTTCCAAATTTTCTTCTTGAATCACATATATGATTACATCATAATTATCTTCTGGTTGAATTAAATTCACATTACAAAAGATAATTTTATAGTTTGCTTTTTCTGCAAATGGGCATATAGAAAATCCCCCAAGCTCTGTACGAGCCTGAGAGACATACTCAATCCATTTTTTTAGGTCTTCAACGACCTTGACCTCTATATTTTTTTCGTTTTCCATTTTTTGAGGATGCACTGAGTTTTGTATTTCCGGAATTTCCTTGTCGAGACTTTTTGGGATTGGATTCAATAACTTTTTTTCCTGTTGGACTTGCTTTGATTTTCATTTTAAATTACCTCAAATAATTCGAATTTTTTCGTGTCCCACACGAATTCTTGGATCACACCAGATTTCAAATCCTTTTTCTTTTGCATCTAAGCAGAAAGAAACGTCTTCTCCACACATATCTTGAACTGAACCAGATTCAAATACTTGCATTTTTGGAGCAAACCAAGGATATTCAAGATTCTCAAAAACGCCTTTTTTAATGAGAACCCAACCGAATCCAGTATAGTCTACTGTAAACGGTTTTTTCCTTTTAGTGATACTCTCAACGGTCTCGTGATTCATTACTCCACCATTGCGACGAAAGTCATCTTCTTCTAACCAATGAGCCACGGAAGTTGTATGTCCGTCTTCTGTCGCATACCAACCAGCAGAAATGGGTCTTTCGTCTTCTTCTTCTGGCAATGCAACATCGCAAAGTTGCCAGAATTTTTCAGTATTGAACACAATGTCATTATCAATCCAAAGTTGATAATCATAGTTTAATTTTCCATCCCAAGGAATTTGTTTTGGTCCACGGAGAACATTTGCTCCCAAAACTTTACAACGCGCAAAGTTTACCATTGAACTATAGTCCTGAGAAATCTGAATGCTCATTCCATTTTGAACTAAGTCAAAACATAATTGAACAAATGATTTTAAAAATGTATAAGAACAACTTCTTCCTGGTAGGCAGAAGACAATGCTTTTGCCTCTCATTCTTTCTTTAATTTTATCGTAATCCCATTCTGGTTCATTTTGCTTTGGTGTTGTTGGTTTTACCGTAAATCCTTTTGCCAAAATTCAATCCTCCATTTAAAATTTCAGTTTATCAGTGTATATATGCCTTTGTCAATACGAAGAGTTCAGAATGAAATCTTTCTGAACTTCCAGTTCTTCGTATTCTAAGTCCTCATATGAGTAGTCAGTTCTCATAATTCCGACCAATTGATTTAATGTTTTCCACGTAATCTCAAATTCTTCTTCTTTTATGGAATGCAAAAGACATTTGTTCTTTGCATAAATGTGATAAATTTTATGCATTGATTTTTATTTTGTCAACGCATTATATATGAATGCAATCAGAATTCCCAGAGGAACTCCAATCACTCTAAACATTGTTTTTGGATAACGAATTATCCATCCAGCAAGAATCACTTTCCAGAAATTCCAATAAGGAGATTTTGGCATTTTTATATGGCGAAAAAATTTTTATGAGAGAGGTATTTTAAGTTTTTATTTTGGCGGAATTTTTTTTATGAGAGTGATATTTCGATCTCGTTTTGTCACCTCTGTAGGTTAGGAGGGACCCAATTTCTTATATACGGGCGCCCGCTACGCCCGACATAAGAAATAAGAAATTAATTAAAACAACTGCCAATAAACGAACAACTGCCAACTTGTTCGTTTATAAGAACTCTTTGTTGAGTTTAATTTACTCTTAGAACTGCCAATTCACTCTTTATACTATAGACGAAGAGTTTCTTATACTATAAAAAACGCACATTCTTATACTATAAGAACTGATGATTGACTTCTTATACTATAAAAAACGCACAATTCAATTCAATTTGTTATCAGAACTGCCGATTCAATTACTATAAAAACTGCTGATTTAATTTACTATCACAAACGAAGAATGAGATTCTTATAGTAATTGAACTGTCAATTTAATTTACTATCAGATTCAAACAATGAGATTCTTATACCATAAGAAGAAGTTCTGAAAGTAAATTGAACGTGAAATTAATTCTTATTCAGATTATTAACTACATTCACGAAGAATTTATAAAATCCAATCAATCTTATATAATGCTATAAGAGACCACTAAAAGACGCTAGAAGGTGCCTATTTCTTATTCTAGGTATTCTGAGTCCATTCTGATTTCTTATTCAATGAGAACTCTGATTCTCAGACATAAGAGTTACGAACTAATCTTATTTAAAATAAGAAATCTAGGGTAAGATACCTAAAGGAGAAAATAGGCACCTTCTAGCGTCTTCTAGATACCTCTCACGAAGGATTTGATTTCATAAGTAATACACGAAGACTTATGAGAGGTCCTCTACATAACTCCTCACAGTCTCATTCTCACGCAATTCAAATAACTTCTTCCAGTTAATCTGATAAGGATTGAAGTCTTCTTGCGTTTGAATTTCTAATGTAATACGAAAGCGATTCCTTTGATTTGTTTTCTGACGAGTCACTTGAGTCATAATGAGACAAAGAGAGTGCGAATTGAACTCTTAGTCTAAGACGAGCAAGTTCTTTTGTCAAGTCTTTAAATGAGACAAAACATAAGACTGATAAGACTATAAATCACGAATCAGTCCGAGTTGGTGTCTTATGATGAGATTGCAAGTGAGATTGATAAGATTATAGAATAAACTCTAATCACGAATGAAATCTGATTTATTCTTATGTTCTTATGTTCTTATGAATTTCGAATTCTGAATTTCACTTGAATAACGAATAAACTTAAGATACCTTTGATTTCTTATCAAAAGCATAATCAAAAAGAGATAAGAATTTCACTTTAATCACGAATGAATTTTTATCTTATATGCACATTAAAACTTGACTCCTAAGTGATTGATTTAAAAAGACACATTAAATCAATCAGGAATCGTCCTGTTTTTTATTCTGTTCGTTCTTATTCAGTTTATTATTCTTAAGATTCTCATTTTACCTCACAGGACTTAATCTTTGCCTGCAATTAGGAAGGGTTTTGTGAAGACCCCGTTGGAACTTCCTTGTTTTGATAATGTATTCAAAGAAAATAAGAGATTTAAGTTTCTTATTCAGATTGTTATCCTTTGGTCCCGTAGGAAAGGTTCAAGAGCTGTTTATAAGAAATTAAAGTTCTTATGTTTATTTATACAAGTTTTATGAGAAATTGACTAAATAACGAATGAATCTGTTATGTGCCAGTTATTAAAGTGGCGAGTATTGAAATTTCTAATAAGAAATTGACTAAATAACGAATGAATCTTATGTGTGCCAGTTTTTGTTCTGGTTGGTATTTCTTATGAGTGCTTGACTTATTTGGGGTCTTATGTTATAATGCTGGCTAAGATGACTATAAGAACCAACGTTTAATAAGGTTTAATAAGGTTT